TAATTGATAAGTTACCACCTGTGTCTGGACTACCTGTAAATCTATTCAGATTGAATCCAAAGGAGGGATTAGTTATAGCAACTCCAACTGTTGTAAATCCTGCAAAAGTTCTTTCTTGCCATAATTTCAAAACTCCAGTTATCTGGTCATAACTAACAACTTTACCTATGGCAGTCACACCCGTTCCAATTGTCTGCTGAACAATTGTATCTTCGGTAAATGTTGCAGAACTAAAACCAATACCTGTTAATCTGACAGCATAGACACCACTTGCTTTTTCTAAAGACAGAATTTGATTACTACCAAATGCTAATGGATTCTCAACAACTCCAATTCTAGCAATTTCATTGCCCGTAATAAAGTCCGGGTTCTCAACATCATTTTCAATTCTTGAATATAAAAGAACATTTGTTGCACCAAGTTCTCTATTAATATCGGCTCCATGACCACCTTTGGGTGGAATAATCACATCTAAAACTGGATATGTTTGAGGTTCTGGAACACCACCAGAAACTAAATCAACATTACCAAAACTATACCCAGAACCTTGATTTGAAATTACAACACTTTCAACTCTTGAGTCATTATTAATTGTTACCGTACACTCTGCTCCAGATCCATCACCTTTAATGGGAACTTTTGTATAAGTTCTATTTGCAGTTCCTATACCAGCACCACGATCTCTGACAACTACAATTTTAAGTCCGCCATCAACAGCATTTTCTCTAACAGAAGCATCATCAGCACTAGTCTCCCAATTATCGGGAACAGGCATATAATCTGTGCTATCAAATTTAACAATATCAGATGGTTTAATAGTATAGAGATATTTCCAAATATAACCATCACCACTAGTGCCTGCAGCTCTGGGTTCTAGATCGGTAAATCTAGGTTCATCTAATGATGGTCTTCCATTGAAGTTTTCTTGATCAGTTCCATTTTGAAGACAGATGTAAACTCTATAATCACTATTCAAAACAAAATAATTTGAAGAGTATAAAGAAGTTCCGTTAGAGTTTCTAGGTGTATTGTTTATACTATAGTCATGTCTATAATAATCATAAGTTCTTCCAGATGCCCAGACATTTTTTCTTACGACTTGATTAGCATCATCAGAAGTAATTTTCTTGAGTGCGATGATAGTGTCCCAAGTGGCATTCTCATTAAAAAAGTTGTCGGTTGGTGCCGGAGGAGCATCATTCCAATTTACATCAATATTTGTTGGATTTGGCAAACCCACAAAACTGTAATATGATTTTGCAGTAGTGTTAAATCCAGCTACAAAATTCTTTGCATTCAATATTCTTATCTGATCAGTTATAATAGCAGACATTTTTGTAGTAATTTTTTAGTTATTTATCAGGTTACAAACCCAATTGACTTGTATGCAGTTTGTCTAATCACATATGGTCCTGTTTTAATACCTACTATGCCATTTGAAGTAATAGCAGAATATGAATTAAAACCAACTCTTTCACTAAATTCAATCTTACCCCAACTATACTTTCCATAGAAACTACTGATTGCCAAACCAGCAGCGGTAAATCCATTATAATCTTCAATGCTAACAGTGACTCTGGCAACATTAGTTGTCCCAAGTCCTATTGAAGATGTATTCGCAATAGAAACATCGGCAACTCTATAGATGTTGTCAAGGAAAGAATTTCCAACACCAATTACATTACCAGATTCATCAAGAGCAGTGACTCCACTTCCAACGTTAGATTCATAGACAATGAAGTAATCACCAGTAGATATTCCACTAGTTTTTGTTTGTGCAGTAACAACAGTGTTATCCCTCAAAGGTGATAACGCCTCAATCAAGAAGTCAAATACAATTCCTGTAGAAGCAACTCCTACTGAAGTTGTATTAATTCCAGTGATAACTCCAAAATCACCACTGAAAGATTCTATTGTGTTATCCTCAGTTGTTAATGATATTGGAGGACTGATAAGAACAACTGGTGCTTTAGAGAAAGTATATCCTGTCCCTGGTGAGGTAATAGTTATACTAGTAACAACACCAGCAGTTATAGATGCAGTTGCATTTGCTCTAAGTGTGCTTCCCAATCCAACAGGATTTTCTATGGTCACATCAGGAACTACAGAATAACCAGAACCACCTGTAGATAGTGTGATAGAAGATACTGTTCCTGCAGCAGATACAACAGCGGTTCCTGCAGCACCAATCTTTTCATTACTATAATTAACCAAGGTTACTTTGTTTTGGAACAGTTTATTTGGAAGTTGAGTTTCATTGATTGGGTTAAATCCTGGTCTTACATTATCAACATATACTTCAGTTGAACCAACACCTACAGATTTAATAAGATATGCAGTGGGGAAAATACTTGGTTCATACAGAGAGCGTGACTTATCAACAATTTTTCCATTGATTAGTTTGTCATCTCTTTGTCTACACCAATTTATAGGTCTTTCTGCAGTTTCATTTTTAGATAATCCTGGTCCAGGATATGCATTTGTATTAACAGAACTTGCTGAAAGTATTGTATTGATTGTTCTCTTGTCTTGGTTCTGTTCAATATTTCCACTAGTAAATTGTAATGTGTCTCCAGGTTTGACGGTTTCTAAAACATCAACGTCTCTTGTATCAATCTCACCAGTTCCCTTATACAGCAAGAACTTGATAGTATCACCTGACTTGGGTGGCTCAGTGAAAACTATATTACTTCCTCCGGAGAACTGGTAAGACTCTCCGGGAACTTGTGGAATATCATTAATAAAGATAAACAGATTATCTTGAATGTTAATATTTGAACCTTGAGCAGCAACAATAGATAAGAACTCTCCATTCTTTTTGATCGGGAATCTATTTCTAGAACCATCAAAGAGTGAGGAGAAATCGTCTAATGCATCAAATTCACCAACAGACCATGCGTTGAACTTGTCCCCATCAGTTCTTTCAACCTCTATCTCAAAAGGACTAAATGTTTTGGTAGTATCTGTAGGAATTCCTGTGGTGCCACCAAAACCAACAGTTAGTGTCTGACCAACTTGATATCCAAATCCAGTATTTGAAAGTTTAAATTCAATTACGCTGGATCCTTGCCCAACGACAATATCAACTTTTCCACCTGCTCCCACACCAGTAGAATCTGATGCATAGATTAGTGGTATATCGACATATGGAATTGGATCATCAATAACCACATCAAGTGCTTGATCAACTTTACCACCTCTCGCATAGAAGTGAGTTCTAGTAGAAATTCCAGTATTAACTTCAAATGTAGTCGCATCTACGATTGCAAGAACTGGTGTGCCCGCAAACGCGGCATCTTGACCACTTGGTGAATTATTTTTAGGTCTTGGAGCAATAATTGCAGCTTGTGCTGTGCCGCCAGAAACATATTGTGTGGCAACAGTGGTAACTCCAATATTAGTTGTGAATATTGTTGAAGTTCCTACATTGATGACAGGACTTCCTGCATAATATGGATCACCCGCTCTGGGATATCTATGCTGTGTTGTATTGCCATTCTTAGTGCAGGTAAATATCAGAGATTCTTTAGCAAGTTTAATACTTCTATTCGGAAGTAATGTATGAGCACCAATGGTTAAAACAAGAGCACCTGTTGCTGGATTATAGGTAGCAGCACTGACATCATAAAGAACAGACTTAGATGTTCCCACATTAACTGTAATAGTATTTGCTGTGGTTGCTGTAATCGCAGTATTAATACCAGCGATAGGATCAGTTGGTCTTGGATATGGATGATCACTACCCTGTTGATCCATATCGCACCTAAAGACGATTGAACTGGTTGCAATTCCAACAACAACGTTCGTGTCTAGTCCATGATTTGGAATTGTTATTACTAAATTGCCATTCTTAGGATCATATGTAGCACCTGTTGGAGTAAATTGTGTTCCAACTCCAGTCGTCACTGCATTATCCAGTGCATATTGGAATGTGTGTAAGTAATCTCCACCTTGAATTACTGCGAAAGTGCCGGAAGTGCCAACAAATGTATGAGCATACTGATCTTTAGCACCAGATCTACCAACATCTAAGGTAATAGTAGTCGCAGTTGTAGAACCAACCGAGATTGCTGTGTCAAAGAATACATCTCTATTTCTGGGATAAATGTGGGGAACTGTAGCACCAAGACCGCAAGTGAATGCCAATCCTGTTAATATTACATCACTATTTTTACCTGGGGCAACAGAGAGTCCATGAGCACCGTTTGTAGTAACTGTCAATATACCGCTAACATGATCATAAGAAGCAGTAACAACACCTACAGATGGAATGTAATCGCATGTGAAGGCAACACCAGATAATACAACATCATCTCCAACAGAAAGATTATGTGGGAAGGAAGTGCTAACAGTTGTAAGTCCTGTTATAGAACCATATCCTACATTAATAATATTTCCTGGTTTGTAGAAAATTTTATTGCTAGTAACGGCGATTCCAGTAATAAATCCATCAGTAATTTGTGCTGTTCCAATTCCAGTTATGT